GCCATACGACTTTATTGGCAGCCCATGGAGTTTGTATGGCCCTAACCCCATCACGTTCTGTTACTACTGTTCTATCTACAATGATAATAGTGAGCTTATAGCGCTTTTGCATCATGGCATTCACCTGGTCTACATCCGGCACAGGAATTTGAGTCCCGACGAAATTCTGGCTGAACGCATATTGTTCACGGGTTTGCTGGTTGGACGCCAGGGCATCAAATGTCCCTTCGTCCATCATCAGATAAGCCGGAGTATCGCCTTTTGCTTTAGCAAATTTGATCACTCTTTTAATGTCATCGATAGGTTTTGATGTAGGATCGGACCAAGGCTTAATAGCACCAAATTTGTTACTGTTAAGATAGCCAAAATCTACACGGATACCGGTACCTACATTGGTATCATCATCAACTAATGTTACTCCGGTAGATAATGCCTGTAAGAACATAAATTCCAGTTTTTCATAAATACCAAACAAGACTTTGGGAGTATCTGAAAATATTTTGGCTACCAATGTTTTAGTTTCGACATTTCTTGCCTGTAACACGTCAATATCGGACATGGTCTTCTCGTTCAATGATAATTTCATACCCAATTTCGGAATATCTCCGGAAGCCGTTCCAAAGGAATCTCGCTTTTTCAATGGTAAGGCAGAATCCATGGAAACAACGTCTGCTGAAACAACGGAACCATCAACATTTAAAGTTTGCCACTTTAAATCAGTAGATAATTCTTGGGTCAACATTTCTTTATGAAGATAGGTTAATGGTGTTTTTTTACCATTAACTCTCTCTACAATGTCTTTTATAATTGCCTTGAAATACGAGGCAAATTGTACAAATAATGATGTTTCCATAAATTAGTCTTTTGTAAATCGGATTAATGGCAAAGCTGATTCTATAGCAGTTGTTACCGGGTAAGGTGAGGCTACTTTATTTACTGAACCACGAACTAAAATAGCGGCAAAAGGTTTAGTTTTTAAAATACTGGCTATAACTATCCCTTTGATAGTGTGATTTGCAGGTAAAGCGGCATAAGCATTACCTGTGAGCGGCATAGGTTTTAATATACCTGTAGCAGTTTCTTCAATCACTACATGGCCGGCCTTGATTACATCTGGAGTAAACCCTGTTACATCCAGTGTTTTTCCACCAGGAATAGTTTCGAGATGGGAGATAATAACAATACTGTCATTACCTGTAATTACGCTTTCCTTGATGTTGTTTAAATTTGCAGTTGTTCCTGGCATAATTTATTTTTAAATTAATTATTAAACTAAATGGTCAACAATTCCTTTTATATCCTCGGCTGATGGTTCGTTATTGCCTCTTGTACCACTTGGAACAACACTGGAATATTTAGTAGTGTTGGCAATTTCCTGACGTATAGCAGTGAATTCTGTCTCCAGGTTCTTTACCTGATCCTCAATAGGAGTTTCAGAATGAACATCAATCCGGCCAAGCCAGTTGGCTTTTATTTCCGGCTTCAATGCCTTTAAAATTGCTGAAGATTCAAAAACAGACTGTGCCGTTTGTTTTTTAGTTTCCATTATTTTACCTGTTTTAATAGCTTCCATATCGGCCACTAACTTTTGATTGGTATCAATGATAGCTTTAGCCCACGCTGGAGCATCATCCGCAGCAGGAGTATTAACTGGTGCTGGTGCTGCATCACCTGCCGGCGTTGAAGTTGTGTTTGCTTTTGCCTCTAAAGTCCTGATCCTATCGTCCTCCCGGGCGATATCTTCAAAAGAAGTAAAGTCATTTGCTAAATTTAAAACAACATCCACCGCTGCATCGTCTGCATCGTCAGCCGGCATCGGAGCAAGTCTAGCCGCTATTGCGTCTATCCTTTTGGTAGATAAGTTCGCCTTAGGGAACAATACCTTAAGTCGTGCCTTAATGATTTCTGGTTGAACTGCCATGATAAAAAAATTAAATGGTTGATGATAAAGACAAAGGTATAACATATTATGTTATTTATAGTCATTCTAAATAATATATTTTGTTATTAAACAACCACCCGTTTAAAAGTGGTTTAAAGGGTATTTAAGTATGGTTTACTTTATATATTTAATCCAATTGGATCTGGTGTGGCTACACTCATCGATTGCTCTGATTTAATTAAAGCGGTTTCTTCTTCCGGGCTTTCCGTCATATCCAGATATGCAACAGCCGTTTTAACACTCATCACACCGGCATTCTTAGCGGTAGAGGCAATAGCAACCGCTTCTTTTAGATCATCAGGCAGGATGGAGTTGAATTGTATTTTTATGATGGTATCTTTTACTTGTGAAGACAGCTTCGTATTTATAGTATTGACAATTCCTGAAGTAAAAACATTGATGATCCTCTGAATCATTGTACGATTATCCCCTTCATTCATCTTTGCTTTAATGATACTATCTAAAAACAGCAGTTTGATGGCAACCCCCGATATATTTCCAAGGCTTCCTTTTAGATTATTAAAAGAAAGATTCGGTATTTGTGGTATGCCAAAAATTAAATTTTCCAGTGTTTCCATCTCCAGCCTGACGCTTTCAGGGGCATTGCTATTGGATAAAAACTCTGCATCGCCATGAATGGTTTTGCCGGTTTCGTCTATTTCCTTCATCGGAAACTTTAATGTTTTACCATCATCGTTCCGCTCCGGCATAGACTCCACTTGACCATAAAGCTTTAATAAAGGGTACCCGGAATAATCATTGCTGGCACCCAATTTTGAGAGCCCGGTTTCATACCGGTCAATTAAGCTTTCCACTTCGTGCCATTCGGGAAAATCCTGAGAAATGTAAACGATTGGGATTTTACTAAATCCGTGTGGGATGGCTTCATCCATTGCCAATGTCCCTGACTGGTCGGAGCATTTATAGCAAAGTGTACCGGTCCAGATCCAAACGCACCTGATGGTTTTGTCATCGGCATTTTTATAAGTAAACGACCAGGTAAAAGCAATCATATCTCCTGTTGTGTCAAAGTAAGGGGCCATACTGCCTTCTTCGTTAGAGAGTATTTTTGTTTTAATATCGAGGGCTTTTTTATTATCAATATCGGTGGTCTCTTTCATGTAGAATTGAAAGGCGCACTGGGTTTGGCTTTTTTGAATGACTTTTGCTTTCTGGGTTTTATCGTCTATCCGGTTGTCTTCCCATAACCGCAGGATTTCTTTTGATAAGTCGTTGGCAACATTTGGGATCAAGGTAACAGGCGAGCCTACCTCAAAAGCCGTTGATGTGGTGACTATCTTCTTTTGATAGGGTACAATGGACCGGATGGCCTTTACGGTTTTAGACTTTTCCCCTTTACCAACCTGTTTGTCCTTTTGAATAATGCCTACCTGTGACGGCCTGATCGTACGGTCCAGGTTTTTATATTCCTTAATGTATTTTGCGATGCGTTCATGATCCTTTTTTTGGGATGTCAAAACTTTGATGGCTTTATCCAGTGGGCCCGATAATAAATTTTCTAATGCTTCCATAATTGCTAATAATTAATGCCTAATGCTGCTAATGTTGCTTCGGTTGAATGCATTTGCGCTTTTGAATTATGCGCAATATGTCCATACCTGGCAGAATCCCAAATGTGATTCCATTTATCTATCGGCTGGTTGATCGGAATGCCGTTAATCTCTTTCATTTTATAATTTTGTTGTTCTTTCTGGGCCTGTTTATACAAATGATTTTTAACAAGGTGTATTTTCTTCTTTTTCATTGAATTAAGCCAATACATAACTGATTTGGTTTTGCTGATTTTATAGGCATGTACATAGCCTAACTTTTTTAAGCCTTTGACCATTTCGACAGTTCCTTTGTTCTCACCGGTGTACTTATCGGCAGAATCACACGCAATGATGTCTTTGGCTTTATCAATTCCTAAGCTTTCTAACAAACCTGCAAGTGCTTCCGGGGTTTCAATGGGTTCATAGGACAATGGTTCTATCCAGATACTATATTCATCTTCTGCATATTTAGCAAGTACATTTGGATCTGTTGTAAATCCAAAATCATTAGGATATATTGGAGCCTTGTCTTCAGGGAATTTATCTATCCATGTAACATTTGGGAATATCAACCCCTTCATTGCCCCACGAAGTCCCAAACCGTAAATCTTCCAATGATCTTCATCTGCTGTTCCGTTACTTATATTAGCAGGATGAGGCGGTGGCCCGTTGGTTTTGCTAATAGGCTCTACCTTTCCGGTTTGCTTATTATAGCATTGGATCACATTATCTTTTACAATGTATGATCCGGGCCTCCATGGTTCGGTAATCATTATTTCATGCCTTTCTTGCGCAGAAATATATTTATTATCATGGAATGTCGTTCTTAAAAAAGCAACGTCCGGACGGGTTAAAACAGTATCAAAAAACCAGTGATCGGTAAATGAGGGGTTATAATCGGCCCACCAAAACTTTCTACAACGCATTTTAACCTGGTCAAAAACGGTCTTCTTTATAAACATTACTTCATTGAAGAAAGCATAATCACAACCTCCACCATGCTTTCCATCACCGATAAAGTATATTTTAGATTTGCCGATTTTAAAACTTTTAATTTCTTCCGCATCATGAAATTTATTTGGTAACCCGTAATCGTCTAACCTGCGCTTAAAATCATCATATAACGTCGTTTTGAATTCATTATAGGTTTCCCTGTAGATGTTGATAGTACAGCCGTTTATCTCATAATAGAGACAAAGCCAAATGATGATATCCACGCCGCTCCAGGTTTTACCCGAACGGGAAGATCCTTCAAGTCCGGCCCCGCGATAGCCGGACACCAATTGCATTTTACCATCAACTAATTCATATCTTTGACTGGTAATGGCATTAAATAGTAGTGCATAATTGGGATTGGTATCCTTACCGGCCTGCTTTAATCGATCACGCGCGATATCAATTTCCCTTTCTTTCAAAAGGGTTTCCAGTTCTACTATGTCGGCATCTGTCAGCACTAGTTATTTTTAATTCAATGATTTGATGTAGTAATCACTTATCTTCATAAATACATTAGCCAACATTCTCAACGAAAACATCAGCATCTTTTAAGACAATGGCTTTACCATCATTTTCTAATGTTTCTGCAAAATCAAGCAAAGCAAGTCCGATGTATTCCGGGTTAGTAGCCATTACATTGTCGATAAGTATCATTCCGTTATGAAGCGTGATCATATATTTAATTTTAAAAACTCACGTTTTCCGACTTATCGAAAGTGTATTGTTTAAGTAGTATCAAAAATAACATATTTTGTTATAATATAACAAAATATGTTATGATATTTTTAGAAGATTATTTTATCTGGGCTTTAGCGATTAGCTCAGCGATACGTGCTTCCCGCTCCTCAGCATTACTGATGACTATAGGATGGTCCTGATCTCCTTGAAGTATAACTTTTGTGGCAGGATATAAGGCTTCGAGTTTGCTTATTTCTTTTTCGTAATTCAGCAAGACGGCCATGCCTTGAGGGGTATTTCTAAATTCTGAACCCATGGAACGAATGTCCTGTTTGAGCTTTGCTATTTTTAGAGTTCTTTTTTGTTCAATAGTGGCTTCCTGTTCTTCATGCCATATCTTATAGGCCTTTTGCAACAGAACCTTAGATTGTCTCCGTTTAATGAATTGGCCGTCTTTGTTCTTAAATTGTTGTTCAATATTTTTTAAAATCAAATAATCGGGTACGCCATTGATTATCCACCCCTGGATTGTAAATACTCTTTTTTCGGTTTCTAATTTACTTGATCTGACACCGGGCATATTATTTTATGTATTTGGGAACAATGATTTAATTATATCAAGAATATCTCTTTGTTCCTGAATTACCGCCCTTGTTTTAGACGCTTC